ATCGCTCAGCGGCTTGGGCAGCAAGACTGGTTGAAGTTTCTTCTTGCAGCGCCTCTCGCAAAGATTGCAAAGCAGCCTCACGTTCTTCCCGCTGCGTAGTTTCTTGTCGTCGTATCAAATCGCGGAAGTTAGCGGCCTGGTTCTGCGCTGGATCGTCTGCAAAATCCAAAGTCCGCAAAGTGGGCGTTGTAGGCGTTGGGGCTGGACCTCGATCAAAAGCTGGGCGATTGAGCAAGAAGTTTTGTAGCCCAGCGAAAGGCGACGCCTGGCTGGCATATTCTCTTGCTGCTCTGTCTAATTCTGTGTCTGCCACAACGCTCGGAGAATTGTTGATTATACTATCGAAAAATCCCCCAGGAGTTGGGTTAGTCCTGCGCAAAGCTGCTAATTGTTCTGGAGGCACGTCTAATACGGTCATTCAGATCACCAATTTTTACATGACCAATAGCTGGGCGCAAAAACGTCTTTCTTCTTTTCTACCGCATCGCATGAGTGGCGAGCGCGAAATGATCTGCGTCGATCTGGTTGATCTTTTCTGTTTGTTGTAACCAGGGAACGACTCACCGCGATAGATGAGTCGTCCCGTTTTGGTTCTCTTCACGTCAGAAGTGTCAGCCATAAGACTTGATCAGCTCCAAAATAATCATATATGTGTCGCCGCTTGAGTGGCCGACCGTCGTGAAATCCAGATCGCCCGTCTTACCGCTACCGGCGTTGTTGGGTATGCCAGAAAAGTCACTGTAGTCGTGGTAGCCGTTTGAGTCCTCACTCAATCCGATAGCCAACACGTTGGCACTCGCATCGAACTCAATCTTGACGGACATCCCCGTACACTGCCACCAAATACGATTGATTTGGACACCAGAGCAGGCAACTCCGCGAGCGTTACTGTTCAACGCAGACACATCTACCTTTTTTACTGCCGATTCACCTGTGCCGTCGCTGGCGTTGGTGAACTTCAAGACGGCGATTCGCTCGCCGTCCTGAATGGTTTGGCTCGTTACAGCATCAGCCATAATTCACCCCCCTATAGTTCAGTTGAGGCGGTGCGCTCTTTCATCGCAGTGATGTAGTCAACAGTCATGACCTTCGCCGCTGCTGCGCCATTCTGAATGCCAAAGCTCACAGTCAGCTCTTCGTCGTCGGGCGCGTTGGTCGAAACAACAGTGCCGACCTCTGCGTTATTTTGGAAGACGTGGAACAACTGGTCTTTTGGATCGAACACGAATCCCACAGTCATAAAGGTGTCATCAGCCATGACCGTTGGCAGGTCCAGCGTTGACTGAGTGCCGTCTTTTTCAACGATGAACTGTAGCGTGGTGCTGCCATCTGTCAGCAAGAAAAATATGCCGTCACTCACGTCCAACGGTGACGTGTCGGTGATTTGCAAACCAATCACTACATCGCTTGCATCCGCGTCTGAGGTCTTGAACCTGGCGTTGAAAGCGAGTTGCTTGCCAGACTCAAACTTGAAGCCCTCTTTGACCAGTTGCAGGAAATCGTTATCGTCATCGGCATCGTCGTTAGTGATGACTAGAAGGCCACCATCTCCGTCACCAAGTGCCTCAGAAGCGTTACCTGATCCGCCCTCTGTGGTCGTAATCGTCCAGTCGCTTGCTAAGTAGGTATCGAAATCGTTGTGGTAAACGTGATATTTCGCTGGAGCAGGCATTTTTAGTTTGCCTAGCGTGCTGCTGACAGAGACGTTGGTCACTCCACTAGTAAAATGAGTTGTCATAACAGTTCTCCTTTTTGAACCAGTAATCAGACCATCTGATTACCATTTGACCCTTCGAGTTTAGGTTAATCGCAGGCACAAAAAAAGGGGGGCACAGCCCCCCTTTTGAACGATGGTATTACGCCCCTTGCGAGCCGTAAATGCCCCTCCAATCGGAAAAGCCGAATGAATATCGTTCTCGCGCCTTATACCTAATGTTACCTGTTGTAAAGTCAGGCTCCATGCTGGTCTCCATCGGCGTGCGTTGGAACATCTTCAGACCTTCACCAGCGTCGGTGACAGTCGTCAAAATGAAGTACGCATCAGGGTCAGTCAAATAGTGATTGACCGTGTAGCCGCCGGGCAGTACGCCAGTGTTGCGGATCGCATTGATGTCGTTGTCAGCAGTACCAGAACGCAAAGTTGAGTTCAGGATTCGGTCTGCAACGAATACCAACTGAGGCGGTACAACAAGCTTAGTTGCTTGTACCGAAATGGTCAGACCCTTGTCGTCGGTGAATGTGCTGATGTCAATCAGCGCGTCTTCCAAAGACGTTTCATTCAGGTCAGCCATCGTGGTTGCGCGGTTAGCGGCTGTGCCACCACCTGCAAGCGGGTGTGCTGTATTGATCAACGATACACCGTCACCGCCAGTGAACGAGCTGCTGAAAGCGTTGTTCAACACGTCTGCGCCTTTCACCTCTTTGGTGTTGGCCATAGATCGAGCTAACGCCTTTACATACCGCTTACCTAAACTGTCGTAGAGATTGTCCTCGACTGCTTCGTCGGTGAGCGCAAATGCTAACGCTATTGTATCGTGGGTATAGCGAGCAGAAAATGACTCTGAAGCGTTGTCAAAGACTACGCCTTGTCCCTCTGTTTTCACAGGGGCACTACCAAAGCCCGTAATCAGCACCTCTTCCTCGAAGGCGCGTTGAGAATCCTCTAATGCAAACAGTTCCTCATACTCGCGGTCGTAAGAATCGTAACTCATTCCAAACAATGCGTTTAAGCCGGGTTCCAATTCTTTCGCTAATTGTGCGCGTGAAATTGCCATTACCTAGCCTCCTTATGCCAAGCCAGCGCCCTTCACACCCATGATATGGTTTTGAATTACAACCATTACATTGGTGTTGGCGCTTGCAACGTCTGAGTTATCGGGATCTTGACTGATATCGATAGCCTTGAGAGGTAACGTAGTGGTGGTCGCACCAGTGGTCACGTCAAGTTCTACATTCGATCTGCCAGAAGCGGTATCGCCCGTAGTGGACTGGTCAACGATGTCGAAATTCCCGAACAAATCTGCTACGGGGAACGTATCGTCGGCTTGTACCTCAAAAACTACGTCAGGGTCATCAATCACAAAAGCGATGATGTCTGCGGCAGCGATTGAGCCGGGATAATGATTTTTGAATACTTGCTCACCCGTAGTCGGGTCAGTGTATTGGACTCCATTGAACACCCCAACAACTGGGACGGTTGATGAGGCGGCAGCTCGTCCTACAACACCAGCAGTCAACTGCTTCACCAAGTCACCTTGGAAAATTGCACCTGACTGATTGTTGGCGATACGATAACGAGACTGGCCACCAGAATATGGAGCGCCACCCATCATACGGGAGGGCTTCAAACCGAAAGCGGCATCTTTGTTAGCCATTTACTTTCTCCTAGTTTTTGCCAAATGTTACACGGCTGTCCCTTTGCGGATCGTACTTAACGTAGCGGCTGTCACCACGAGCTTCGTTGAACACTGTGTTGTCCAGCGCCTCTTTGGCTTGTTGAGTTTTATCGGAGTAGTACTCGTTACGCTCTTCAACTGTTTCGTTAGGTATCTTCGCAAGCAACAAACCTTCGTTATAGACAACTCCTGCGTGCCTGCCGTCCCTATCCATTGTGGGGACAGTGTCCTGCCATTCAGGCGGTAGATCGGTCGCTCTGACAAGCTCCCAACCTTCTCGAACACGACGGCTGACATTTGCTCTGTCTTCCGTCCCAAGCATCGATTCGCGTATCCACCGATAGGTATATCCTGGCGGTGGGGGTGGCGTATCGAGCTTACGCACAGGTTGCCATGGTCGTCGCCGAGCTTCTTTATCGTGCGCTCCGGCCTCACGCGATGAACGTGCGTTCTGTTTACTTTCTGCCATTAGATTAACTCCTGTTTGCAACTTTCTGCTTTTCTTTCGCCACTACTTGGAGCCAACGCTCCTCTGTCATGTTATGCGGCTTCAGACCTCGGAGTCTCTCTAGTTCGCCTTTAGTGAACTTAACACCGTCCTGACTGCCTCGTGTTTGTTGTCGGCCACCTCCGGTGGTACTAGCAACTCTTTGCACGGCGGGTTGCTTAGTGTTTTGTTCGACGGTCTCTGTACTGGCTTCCTCGCCACTACTCAGATTAGGGTAAACCTTGCGGACTCGTGAATCCAGTGCCTGGTAATAATCATCAGAATCTGGCTCATAGCCCTCATTGATCAAGTTGTAATGCGTAAAATATGCAAACTGGGTGGCCTGCAAGTTTTCTTCGTCTGACTGATCTCCATACCACGGGTTCCTGCTATGCCAGTCTTTTGCTTCTGGAGTCGGATCGGGAGCAGCGGCTTGTTGAGGCGCTTGTTCCGGTTGATAGGTTTGGTAGTTTTCTTGACCCTGCGACTGCACAGGCTGCTCTGCGGCTTGACGTGTTTTTGCAACACGCAGTTTTTCTTTTTGGATCGCAATGTCGTTTTTCAAAGAGTCTGCTTTGGACATCAAATCAGGATCACCGGCAGCGACCGCTTTCCGATAAATGTCATCAACCTGCGCCTCTTTAGACTTCAGCGCCTCTTCTTCTTTTTCGAGAACCGTATTTTGCTGTTGCTGAGCAATTTCTCGGTACTGTTGAAGCTCGCGCTCTTTTTGCATCGCGAGCTGTTCATACTGTTGCGCTCTTTGCTCTGCGGCGCGAGTCGCTGCGTTGAGCTTATTGATACGCTTCGACACACCCTTGGTGTAAGTATCAAGCTCATCATCTGGGGAGGTAGGTGCTGGTTGCGACTCTTCCTCGACCGGGTCATCGGTCACTTCGATTTGTAGTTCAGGTTCTTGTTCCTGATCCTGCGCTGTGTTTTCAATCATAAAAAGCTCACAATGTCATCGGGATCTTTGATGGTGGCGATTACCTCGTCATCGTTGATGAGTCGGATCTCTTCACCGCCTTCCAGTTTCATTCGGCTTCCTGAATACCGGCCAATAAGAACCCACTGTTTTTCAGCGCACCACGGTTCTTCGCCGTACTTCTCTTTGTCATTATAGCAAAGCGGCCCCATCTTGAGGACGTAGGCCACTACTGTTGCTAACGCCTCTCGGTCGATAGTCTCTTTCGTCAGTGCGATACCCCCTTTTGATGTCATGCGACCTTTGTAGGGCAACACTAACATCCTCCAACCAGAGGGTTCAGGCATCCTGTCCATGATTGTCATATCGATCAAAGTCGGGTCCAAAACTCGATCACTTGTATCGACATAGACACTGCCCAAGTTCGCTTCGGTCATACTTTGTTATCCTTGAAATACTGAGAGACTTCCTGCTCTATCAAGTTTAACGCAGTTAGTTCGCCTTGCAACGATTTGTAATGTTCAATATCTATTAGTAACCCGTCCATCAAAGTGGTTTGAATCAAGCCCCGACGATCTTCGATCACTCGCTTTATTTTGTCAGCGAGATCTATGTCATCCATCAATCACGCTCATGAAAATCAAAACCACGAGTCGCAGCACCCTGCCCTCTGGCTTTGATCACGCGAACTGGTCCGCCAACGGTACGTCGCACCAGCTCTGGGCTGGTAGGTATTGTCTTGATGGTCTTGGTCGGCGAATCTACCTTTTCGACCCTGCTCATATCCTTGGTTGTCATTTTTTGGCCCTCTTTGTTGTAGCTTTCTTGGCAGGCGCTTTTTTTGCGGCGCTCTTCTTTTTCGGTTTTTCTTCGACCTGCGTTTCTTCGACGGGCGCAGGTTCTGGCTCAACGACCAGCTCAACAGGTGTTTCGCCTGACAAGCGGGACAATTTTTGTGCGATTCGGGCGTCGCTCGCCGCTTTTCTCGCTGCTGTTTCTATTTCTGCGGCCTCGGCTGCGGCTCGCTCAGCAGCACGCTCTAACCGCTTCATCGCTTTGAGATCTTCTTGCAGTTTTATTTTGTAACTCGTTGTCATCGGCTTCCTCCAAATTTGGTTTGCAACTCGGTGAGTTTCAGGTTCGCCTGCTGTTGCAGTCGCTGTAAAGCGAGATCTAGTTTATCGTCGGCGACCTCTTTAGACGTATTGATTCGCTGCTTCGCGATTTCTGCTTCGAGCAGCTTCTCGCGTCGGCGCGACTCTTGTTTGGCCGCAAATTGATCCTGCTCCGCCGCAAGCTCAGCGCCGCGTAAATCCAACTCTTGCTGTCGTATCTGCACCAAAGGATCTTCTTCATTGCCTTGACCTATTGAAATAAGCAACTCTTGTGTGAGTTGTGCCAGGATCGGCGCAGAAAACTGTTCCACGATCATTTGCAACTCCTGCATGGCCATCTGCGCCTGGTCTGGAGGGAGCTGGCCGGTTTGCATCGCCTGGTTAATCTGGTCCATCTGCTGCGTGACTTCGGGTGGCACCTGCTCTTGTGCGAGCTGCGCTGCTAAGAATTGCAGGTGCTGCATCATGTGCCCAATGATCAGCCCTTGGAGCTGTGGGTTGGTTTTGACAACGTCTGTCAAAAACAATGAGCGGTGTGCGTCAATATGCGCCTGATGGTTCTGTGCCTCGAAAGCCATGGCCGGTTGACCCATCATGAACCCGTTGTTTTCCAAACCTGCGTCAATCGGCATCGGAGGCGGAGGCTGTTGCGGTGGCTGCAACAACGAATCGATGTCATCTACACCTAAAGCCGCGTACATCCGCCTGTATGCTTCGTAGATGCCAGTCGGCCCATGAATCTCTGGGTTTGACTGAACCATCGTGAGCAGTTCTTGAGCCATCGTAATGCGCTGTGACTGGCTGAATATGTTGGGGTCTGATACAGGGATAACATCAACCCTGCCATCAAAGTCTTGACCTTTGATCTCTTGGGGACCGCTACCCGTCTGGTAGGGATAAACCGGCGGCAGGAAGTCTGCGAATACTTTCGCTAATAACTGGAACTCCACTTTCTGACTGTAGTGCAGTCGTTTGTGGATGGCCGACATCACCTTCGTACCGCGCTCCAACAGCGCTACAGTAGTGCCTACGGGCATAGCCTGGTTCATATCGCCCACGTTCATATCGGCGATAGAAGCGAAACGCTTGCCAGATTCTACCAGTAACCCAAGCAGGCTCATGAGCACATTGCTCGGTTCTTTGATTGGCAACGGAATTAGGTTTTCTCTCAGGCTTGCACCCGTCGTATCGATATCGCGGAACTCGCCCGGTTGCAGTGGGTCGTCCTCGTCTCGGATTCTCATGCCTCTGGCTTTGAAACCGGCAGGTAGATTCGCGAGCGTTCCGGCATCAATCAATTGTCTGAGGATACTTGTGCTGGCCTTGGCCAAGCCGCCAATCATGTGCGACAAACCCAATCCATAGAAACCCAAGCCGGGCAAAAATTTATACTGGACGAAGTAATTGACCTTTTGTTTGAGTGGGTCATTCTCAAGGTAGTTTCTTCTGATAGACAAAACCTGTTGGCTTGGCTCATCTATCGTCACGATGTACGGCAGCTTCAGACCAGTTGGCTGGCCGTCTGGACCCACATCCTCATATCCCGGTATATCCAATATAGTGTGGACCTCGTAAACGGTCCGGTCTCGATCTTCCGCATAGCCTGGTGACTGGCCCTCGATTTCATCGATCTCTTCTTCGATCTCGTCACGAGAAATATGGTAGGCACCGCCTTTCAGCTCGATATCCGCATAAAAACCGCTGAGCTGCTGCTTTCGGATTTCGTTCTTTGACATACTGAGAACGTGCGTCACACGCTCTGCGCTGAACAGGTCAGTGGCTTCATAAGGCACCACAAGATCTTGTGGCTCGATAAACTTGCTCATGGCCTTGTTGGCTGCGGTGTCAAAGTAAACCTTCTTGAACGCGCTACCAGCCAGTGGCAGATAGAACAAAAGCATATCTAGCTCAGGATCGTACTCTTGCATCACGTTCAAGATGTAGTAATTCATGAAGTCCTGAACGCGCTCTGCTTGCGCTTCAACCTCTGCGTTGCGTGCGCCCACGATCTCTGTCTTGACCGGCCCCTTGGCTGGTAACAATTCCTTATAGGCTTGTGCCTGAAACTGTGTAACCGCTTCAGCGAGGATCGGATGGATGACTCCGGTTGAGCCTTGGAACGGGTTCGACCGCGACTCATCAAACTTCATGCCGAGGTATTTCAAACCATCAGTAAAAGTCTTTTCCCACTCTGAGCGCGACTCGATGTCTGCTTTTATCGAGGCCAATAC